AATGGCCTGACTTTGGTCAGAGGATCTTCGGCCACTATCGACCAGCAAATTGTCGAAGAGGATATGACCTCTCGCGCTGTGCTAGGCACGAATCCTGATGGGTCTTACATTCTAGGAGACTTTGATAGTAACTCATCAAAGGTTCGTACTAAGCTGTGGCCTATCGTTACCGGAGACGGCACAGGGACCGTGACCAATAGTCCTTCTTCTGTGAGCGCCACAATCAACGGGAATCTTACTGTAGTTCTCTCGGTCGATGGGGCTAACGGAATTGTCTCTCTCGCAGAGGCTCCGAAGAATGGGGATATTGTCTATCTGACCTACTACTTTGACCGTAATGATACCTCGGTCGTTGCAGAGGATTTAAGTGGTCAGATCACTACAGAGCGCACCGCTCTCCGTATTGTAAAGACAAGCACCGAGGATTATTCCTTCACCGGAACTACAAACATTCTCCAGCTTATTGTAGATGGCGCTCCTGTGAGCGTGACGCTACCTTTGGTGAACACAGCAAGAACGGACAATCTTGCTCGCGCTGTGGTTGCTATCAATACGACCCCCAACATCGGGACGCTTGAGGCCGCCGTCTTTACAGACAATTATGGCGTAGAAAACTTAGAGCTTACCGCTGACGGTTCTATCATTGTCGGCGCTGGCTCTGCAAACGGCGCGCTCGGTCTTTTCCAAGGGCAGACGGGCTCTGCTCGTAAGGTGGTGTTCTTCACCAATTATAGCCCTATCACAGACGGCACAGGAGCCGGTGCTGTGACCACTAGCGTTGCAGATGTAGAGGTCTCCCTAGATGGGGAGGTCGTGATTCCCTCTGCGGTAGACGGTGCGACCGGTGCGATCACCCTCGCGGACGCTCCAAAGGTCGGCTCTACGCTCACCGTGAATTACAGCTTCAACCCGTACAAGGATCAATTCGATTATGTCCCTGCAAGGGGTGTAAGAGAGATCACAAGGGTATCTGACGTTGCGACCGGAAGTTCCCCTGCTACCCTTTATACTGAGGGCGTAAATTGGGTCCTGAAAGATGATAAGATTCTTTGGGGTAGCGCGGTACTTCCTTCTGCGGTTGAAGGGTCTAGCTTCCCTACGACCAAGGTCATACCCTCAAATTCAGATGATCGTATGTTCCTTGCTGAGTGTGCTCCTCATGTCATCAATGGCAGAATCGTTGCTAATACCTTCAAGCTACCTGCTCAACCTGTTGATGGGACCGGAACAGGCACTCCTACGTCTAGAACTGATCTGGTTAAGGTTAAGACCGGTTATACCTTGGCAGATGCGCTTGAGAGATCTGACGTTCTGGTGTCTAAGGTTAACCCTCAGGATTCTTCATTCATGCTCACCCGTCCCGTTCCTGCTGGACATAAGGTGTTCGCTACATTCTATTATAACCTCCTTCAGACGGAGTCGATGGTAAATGGCGGAGGATATGAGCTGACCTCTGTGATCTCAGATCGCAGTGGGGTAGGTTCTTATCGAGTCAAGAGAGGCGCTGATTCTCTATATGGTGTGCGCTACACCGATAAGGGCTCTGACCTCGCTGTGGTTAAGATTAATTTTCCTTCAGGAAGCGAGCTTCTTTCAGACGCTCGTATTGAAGGCGGTATTCCTGTTGAGGAGACCGTGACCGTAGAGTTCAAGGACTTTAACGGCACTCCAGCTCTTTACACCGCTCCCGGCTTCGGTCCTTACTTACTAGGCTCTCTCAGCTTCGTGCTTGATGTGGATAACACGACACTTAATCCTATCGCACTAGATGACAGCCTCAATAAGGCGACCATTGTAGGTGAGCCGATTGAGTACACGGTCGCCTCTAGCGGTCAGACCAGAGCTTTTGACGGGACCCTCTTGTTAGAGGTTGACGGACAGGCTCTCAGCGTCTCTGTTAATAATCCCGCCGGCGCGGTCGGAGACCTTGTCACCGCTATCAACACCGCTTCTCAGAGCGTGGAGGCGTCTTATACCGCCATGTCTGCGTTCGGTAGTGAGAGCGTGACGATTGTGGTAGGAGACCATGACGATCTAGCTGTTAGCTATGTAGGCATCACAGGTGGGGGTGCTGTAGGTCGTACAGATGTGACGATCACCGTCCCTCCAGACACCTATACCGCAGGGGAGCTCGCACAGGAGATCGAGGATCTCTTAAAGGTCGCTTTTAACGGAGTGATCTCTGATGCAGGTGCCGACACGACCTCGCTTGAGGTTGTCGCAGATTCTCTAGGTCGTATGAAGTTCACCTTAACAGGGGTGGCTGTCGGAGACGAATACGGCTACATTGAATTCGTAGAAGAGGTTGATGATCTCGCTCAGGTTATCGGTGTAGACGTAGACAGCGCAGATGGGAAGCAGAGTAAATTCGGTATTCTCCCTGTTGCGGATTTTGTGTCAACAGACACTAGCGATGGCGATGGCAATTTCCTACGAGATCGTCTCATTCTGCGCTCTCGTTTTGTAGCCGGCGAGCGTTATGTCTCTCTCTCCCGAAACACCATCGAGGTTGTCTCTGGAGGGGATCTCGCAGAGGCTTGTGGTCTTGTTCCCGGAACGATCTCTACCTCAACCCCTCTCGGGCGCTCTCTTGATGTTCTGCTCACAATCGACCTTGGTTGGGAGGAGATGAGTGGATCTCTAGCAGGCGCGACCTTTTATGACGGGTCAGGTACGCAGGAGGCGAACAATATCCTCTCTCTGACCGTCAACGGGGCCTCATATAACATTGATCTGCTTGAAGGGAACGCGAATAATACTAAGAGGAGCGCACAGCAGATCGCAGATCTGATTGACTCAGAAATCGGCACGACCTCTGTGGTCAACGGTAATCTGATTCACGCGCATCTTCCTGTGACCTTGAACGCTTATATCGAGGTAGGCGAGGGCATCGCAAACGAGCGTCTGTCTTTGACTGCTGGAGATACCTTCACAACTCAGGCTGTGTCTGCGGACGCGCTCTCAAGCGCCTTCAATTCACATATCATGCAGGGAGGTGCGCTTGGCGTTCAAGGGTTCATGTTCTCAGAGAACATTAAGACCGTCAGCGCCGCCTTAGCAGGTAATTATCTGACCTCTAAGGCGATCACCTATCTGACACAAGACAGTTCAGGTCGCTCTTACATCTCATTTGAGAGCTTGAATGTAGGTATTGATTCAATCATCACCTTCAAGAGCAGTACAGGGGTAAATGAGATCGGCAGCGGACTTAGGATTACCGCAGGGGACAGCGTGATAGGGGAGGCTCCTTATCAGGGCTTCCTCGTCACCTCAGACAACCCTGCCGGATCAGGATCTGCCAACACTTCATCTGTCTCAGCCACAGGCTCGGACGGTGTAGTAGGACAGACCTATGTAGACAGCGTGACCGGCTTGCATCTAACGATTCTGGCTCGGGAGGGAGGTCAGAATTATCCTACAGGGGTAAACGCGAGATTGACCTTTGTATCTAGCAAGACGATTCTGACGAACAACACTCTTCCTGTGAGAGTCATTCCAGGTGTGTCTCTCTTGGTCGAGAACACTACAGGCGTGACCTCTGGAGATACGGTGTTCGTAGAGACCTTCGCTAACGCCGGTGACATTGACGTGAATCGTGAGCCTTCAATCGGAAGCGTCTACTACTTGGACATTGTACGAGAGAAGAGCGTGTTTGGTACGGCGGTGTTCACGCGCATTTCGGACGTGATCGCAGAGTTTGGGGATATCAGTCCTCAGAATTCTTTAACGATGGCGGCCTATTATGCGTTCATCAACGGTGCGTCAGCTATCGCATTGAAGCAGGTTCCTCTACTTGAGGGCGAGACTGAGCTGACTACCTCTCAGATTCTCGATTCGATTTCAGAGATTGAGGGGGAGATTGTGCCATCACTTTCTCCTTCAATCATCGTGCCTCTAGTCCCTGCGAACGATGCGATTCTCTCTGAGATCTCAAGGCATTGTGACATTCAATCCAGCCTGCGTTATCGTTCAGAGCGCACTGCGATTCTTGGGTTCTCAGCAGGCACTCAGCCTAAGGAGGCACAGCGTCTAGCGAGCATCACCAAGAATTCAAGGGTTCGTCTGGTCTATCCTGACATTGTTTCCTCTACGGTGACTAATGTTCAAGGAGTATCTCAGACCTATCTGCTTGACGGTCGTTATCTAGCTGTGGCGCTTGCTTCAGCGACCACTGCAGGGACGATTGACGTGGCGACTCCTTGGACGAGCTTGCAGGTGCTAGGGTTCAATACTCTCTCACGCAATCTCGATGCTGTGGACGCAAATCAGACCGCTAATTCTGGTGTGACTGTGCTCCAGCAGAGAGGCGGTCAGATTGTTGTACGTCACGGACTGACTACGGACATGGACTCTGTGCTCTCTAAGACCCCAACGGTGATTCAGATCGCAGACGAGATTCATTTGAGAGCGCGTAATCTGACCAGCTCTTATATCGGTCAGAAGTTCGTTCCTTCGGTGCTTAATCAGATCCAAGGGCGCGTCTCTGAGATGTTCCGTCGTCTGGTATCTGAGCAGATCATTAATGATTTCACCGGAATCAGCGTGGTGCAGGACCCTGAGGATCCTACGGGGATTTTGATCGAGGCTTACTATCAGCCTATGTTCCCTCTCCTCTACATTCAATTCACGTTTAACGTGAGAAGCTCCGTCTAACACGCGCTCTCTTAGTATAAGAGAAGAGAGCGTGGAATTGATCTCTGCGCCTCTTTTCTTATCACTAAGGAGTAGCCGTGTTTGGGGACTTGTTCGATTCTTTACAGAGACCTGATGTAAAGCAAAAAGATTGGATGTTGGATCCCAAGATTGAATTGATCTTGGGTACCGCGGAGAATCTTTCACAGGCTGTTGACGAGTGTATCAATGCCCCTTTGGGGGTGTATGGTCTCGATCTTGAGACCACAGGTCTTGATAATCGCGTTTTTGAGGGACGTACTGTGGATTCGATTGTAGGGGTGGGGATCTCTCCTAACCCTAACAAGGCGTATTATTTTCCCTTAGCCCATTCAGAAGGACATGAGCATAACATTCCTTGGCGCTTGTTTGGGGAGCAATTTACTCGTCTATTTGATTTAGATGTGAAGGCTCGCCCTGTGGTTCACAATTCTGGTTTCGATCTTGAATTCTTGGAATTCAATGGTCATGTCCCTTTAGGCGAGGAGAGATGGGACGATCATTTGGGTTGGGAGGATACGCACATTCTAGCTTATTTGCTTGACTCTAGGACCAAGGGGAAAAAGGGGCTCAAGTATCTCTCTAAAACTCTTGTAGGACTAGAGATGATTGAGCTAGACGAGTTGATACATGACACGATCAAGGACTACTCTACGCTAGATCCATCTTGGGAGCCTTGTGTCTGGTATGCGGCCGCCGACCCCCTTTGTACGCTCAGGATTTGGGAGGTTCTCAACAAGCGTTATACGGAAGCTCCCGAGCACACATCTTTCCTTTATGGGCTTGAAAAAACCTGCGCTACCTCGGTGCGATGGATGCACCGCAATAGGGTTTACGTTAATCAAGAGCGTACCTTGAAGCTCGCCCGAGACGGACAGAGAGAATGGTTTGATGCGCTCTTGGAGGTCTATAAAGGTGCCTCTGAGATTCTAGGCAGGGATATTGAGCCGACATATATTAAGATTATGAAAGGCGAGATTTCTAATTCGGAGAATCGTTTTGATCCGAACGAGATCGGCAACGGTCAGCTCAATTATAAGTCGAGAGTAGACGAGGCCCGTAAAGAGGCGGACCGAGTAGATCGCGCTTCAATGGAGCGTTCGGTTTTGCTTAAAAGGAAAATCACCTCTAATGTTCCCTCGCTGTTAAGGGAAGGGGATCGTGAGGACATAGATTTCCCTTATATTTATGACGTGGCTAGTCCTCAGCAATTAGGTTTGCTGTTTAGAGAGCTTCAATTACCTGGATTGCAAACGACCGGAGCTTCTGGACAGGTCGCTACAGGAGCGTCCATTCTAGATAGATTTATTGAGGATTTAGAGGGTTCATATCCTTTCTTAGCGAAGATCAAGCGGTACCGAGAGCTTGCGAAGGCGCTTTCACAATATCTTGTCCCGATGATCGAGGACGTAGCTCAAGACGGCACGCTAAAGCCTAAATTCGATCAATTTGCGACCGATACAGGGCGCTTCTCTTGCAAGGTGACTAAAGACCCTATCAAGACCAAGGACGGAGGTTGTCGTGTCCCTTTTCAAGGAATTCCAGCGACCTATGACACCTCTAAGCCAGAGTGTGTACGTCAGATGCGCTCTTGTATTCAGGCGAGAGAGGAAGGATGGTGGCTGGCTGCCATTGACTATGCAGGGGTAGAGCTGAGGCTGATTACAAATCTGTCCCGAGAGCCTAAATGGATTAAGGAATTTTTCCGTTGCTCGGATTGTAATAATACCTTCCCTCAAGAGGTTGACGAAGAAGGTTTTGCCCGTCCTACTCCTCCGATTTGTCCTTGCGGATCTGATAAGATCGGGGATATTCACACCCTGACCGCCGTGGCCTTCTACGGGGAAGGAGCGAAGGCGACCAAGGAATGGAAGGCGCTAAGACAGAACGCTAAAGGCTGTAATTTCGCGCTCTGTTATGGGGGTACCGGAAGGGCTGTGGTGCGTACAATCGAGTGCTCCGAAGAGGAAGGGGAGGAGAAATACAACACGTTTATCAAGACGTATCGTACCTTATATGGGTGGTGGCAGAATCAGCATAAATACTCCTCTTCGCATGAATTCGTCCAGACCGCGTTCGGTCGGGTTTTACCGATGCCTGAGATTAACAGCAAGGAGAGAAAGCTTCGATCAAAGGACGAGCGTAAGAGCGTAAATTCACCCGTACAAGGGACCTCTGCGGATATTACAAAACTCGCCATGGGTTTGATTTATAAGGGCATAAAGAAGAACGGGTGGATGGACAAATTCAAGATGATCTTGACCGTACGTGACGAGATCGTATTTGAGA